CATCTTATGCTCCTAAGCCTGTGTTATCACCAACAACAGAACCTTTTATGTCGCTGTTAGGAAATTTAATTTCGAATATACTTGGGTCTAACGCCGTATACACAACACCGTTAATCGTCGCTGACTCTAAATCAAAAACATTACCTGAATAACCCTCACTTGGTTTGAACTTATTTGTTAGTTGTATCATTTCTTTAGAATCATTTGGTCTGACTACAGATGACACACCATCTACCAAAGATATTCTATAAACTAAATCTGACAATACAATTGGTTGTCCAATTTGAAAAGTATTTACATCAAAGAAATCTTGCACTTCACTGACACATCTTAACAATACATCGTTTTTGTTGAAACCAGCCTTTGTTAAAATAGAAAATTCAACTCCAAGATGTATTATGTAAGCGTCTTTTATATTGATTGCATCTGTAACTAATCGATATTGTGATAAGTATGTTTTCAAATTTTCCTTAACAACATCTGTAAGTTTGGTTAAACTTCCATCACTAGCATAACCCAAAGTATACATATCCATAGCTAATGGATTGGGTCTTGTCACTTGAACTTGACGAAGTGTTTTACCCACATCCTCATCTGTAATCTTTTCATCAAGGCTTGAAAAATCATAAGATTTATTTAGTTGGTCGTCTTGGACTAAATGAACTTTTGCAATATTACCATACTTTGCTGGTAAAGAATATGCTCTTACGATATAGTCATCCTTGGTCACTGCCCTTTGTTGTGCTTGATAATAAGCTAATGCACTATCTCTTACCTCTCTAATTGTTTGACCACCTCCTCCACCAGTAGCAGGATTTGGATTTGTAAATCCTACTGAATCCTTTGACTCTTGAACAATTGTAGAAACTAATAAAGAATCTTGTATTTCAAATGTAATACTATTTATTTCATTCACATCATTAGCTGCCGCATTATCATCTACGCCACCACCAAAAGAATATTTAATTGATAATGTGGTGTTCGATGGAGCTTGACCAAATGTTTTTGTGTTTAAAAAATTACTTGGGTCAAAAGCCTTTGTTAAGTAAGTTGGACTACCTGGTAAGTTTGAACCAACACTATCTGGATTAGGTATAATTTCTTCATCCGCATTTGATGAAATACCAGCACCAAATCTAATCAGAGTTTGGTCGTTTTCATTTATAAAAGTTGTGAATCTTTTTGAAACTTTTTTTAGTTTCAAAATATAAGGTGATACATCTCGATTTAAAACTGAGGTTGGGTCATTAACAGAATTGTTTTCTACATCCTCAAAAATTGTATCTCTGGCTAGTGAGTCAACTTCATACCAATTATTACCATCAGTATCAGTGCAGGAAATTATTTCTATGACATCGGAGTTTGCCAATTGGACTTCAGAATATTTTTCAGCTGCTCCAAAGGTAAAATACTCTGTAGTAATTTCACCACTCTGTGCAGTGACACTTTTCTTTAAAAGAAATTTTGTTGGATTACCACTATCGGTTTCGAAAATAGATAATACTCTTGGACTTGAAATGGTGTCGACATTAAAATTTGCATCTTCTAAAGTTCTGAAAGTTGTTCCAGTGCTTTTTGATTTTATAATAGCTCCTGCTTTTACATTCAATGCATATCTTAAATCAGGTTTATTATCTAATGCTGGGACGGTTTGGAATACATCTAATTTTACTGTCGCGGGTGAAGTGACTATGGGTTTATATCCAAAAGATTGTGCAATTGAATATACATTTCTTTTTTCTTCTGCGTAAGCGAGTAATGATTCTCTGAATTGTGAATCAATATAATAA